ATAGTTGCGAGTTTTATGAAATTTATGAAACCGCTTTCCGAGCCTCAGGGACTATAGGCTCCTGAGTCGTCTCTTCCCAATAAAAACCAGTTAAATTGGGTCGAGACAATCGTTGCTTCTTGCAAATCGCAGGAAGCTCAAGAGAAATGTTCAGAGAAGCATTCAAATCCGAGTCGGTGGCAAATCCACATTCGTCACACTTGAATTGCTTTTTCTTTCGATTCCTCTTACGAACCCATCCACACTTAGAACATCTCTGACTCGTGAAAGTCGGAGACACTTGTTGAATCTGGACACCAGATTCTAAGCAAACGTCTGTCAACTTCTCAAAGATGCTCTTGTAAGTCCAATGAGTCATGAGACGAGAAGATCTCCTGCCCTGTCTCAAATGCTTCATCCTCTCAATTCTTAAAATCTTGACATTCTTGAAATTCAACTGGTTGATCGACCAGTTGATATGATTCTTTCGGTGATCCTGAGCCTTGCGAAATCCAACTGAACCTTTCTTGCGTCTTGATAGCTTTCTCTGAATGCTCTCAAGATTCCAACCATGACGATCCTGATGACTGACTTGACCATCTGAAGCCGTGAAAATTGATTTCATTCCAATGTCAAGACCAATCGTAGAACCTTTTTCCTTCTGTGGAGGTTTCTCAATCTCGAATGTGAAAGTCGCTTTTGAGGAAGACAATTGAAGTCCAGATTTTCTCGAACCACGACTTTCCATCCAATTGAAATGTCTTGTCCTCTGAAAAGGAATCTCGATCTTGAGAGAATTTCCAAGACTTGAAAGAACAATCCAGCCGTCAAAAGATGTTTCATTGTCAAGATCAATCGTGATAAATCTTGAGTCCAGATTAGGCTGGAGAGATTGAATATCTGGTTTTGAACATTCGTTTTTTTCGATGATTTTCTGAAGAATTCTTGCTTTTTTGAACATTCCCTTCGAGAAAAGTTCTTGATGCTTGAATCGTCGTTGTCCCTGTTTTTTTCTTGTGCCTCTGACGATGCCAGAAGCCTGTTTTGCGGCTGCTTGAATGGCTCTTGCCGAAAGCCAGGTGTCGATGTTGGAAGTGAATTCTCTTGGAACTAGATTTGGAATTTTCTCGACATTCCAGAACTTGTCAATGAAAATCTGACAGACTTTTCTGAATTCGGAAATAAAAAGATCGAGACTGTCAATTTTTCCTGAATTAGAAAATCTGAGGGAGCATGTCGATGATTTAAAGAAAGTGTTAGACTCTTTTTTCATTTTGCAATTCTCGAATAATTTTCTCTGTTTTCCTCTTGCTTCTTCGAAGTCCATAAATCTTGGCACAGAAGCTAGTGATGATTGAAATGAAATCTTGAAGAAGATCTTCTTTTCCATTCTCAACTTGGTTGATGACGACGATTTCACATCCGAATCTATCACATAATTTTTCGATGTAACTGAAGCCAAATCTCGTGAGGCGGTCTTTATGCTCGACTACGATTTTAGTGGCTTTTCTTTCAGTGAGAATCTTGTCCAATTTCTTGCGATTTTCGTTAATTCCAGAACCAACTTCTTCAATGCCTTCTCGAATGATCCAACCTTTAGCAGCACAAAAATCTCGAATTCGTTTTGATTGTTTTTCAAGATTGCTTTTGTTCTCTGATGATGAAACTCTTGCATAAGTGACGACATAATCCTGGACTGGTGGCTGGTAAGAATCTGGAATTACAATTGTTCCTGTTGGCAATTGATAGGCATTCTCAATGAGTCCAGCTTTGAAGTGATTGTAAGCGGTTCGATAGGTGACATTATGTTGATTCGCATATTCTCTTAATTTTTTCATGTTTTATTATACAAGAAACTGTTCGAGAATTTCTTCTTAAAATTCAAGAAATTTTCAAAAAAATTCTTGTTTGAATTAGCTGTTAACCATACAATAAAAAGTCCCTGTTGTCCTGCTTATTTTATAAATAAGTAAAATATTTATCAATTATCATTATGGAACCAAACAAAAAAACATCTCGTATAGATAAGAACTATAATAGTTTTAAATGTATATACATCTTTGATTCGAGACTAGAAAAAAAGTGTCTCATGTATATATAGAATGAATTTTGATAGTTCTAAATATATATACAAAACACAAAAAGTTGAATGTCAAAATCAACGCTTTGTATATACATGAAAAAAGAGCACCCCGAATGGAATGCTCTTTTTTGTTAGAAAACACTGGTTTTTTTAGTCAATTACTGGATTATGTTCCAGTAGTGATTTCAATTTTACTAACAGCATAATCATTGACGACAACTATTCCGATTTCCTCATAAATAACCCAGCCCAAGCGGAGTTTCTTAGGATCATCCGCTGGCAATACTGTTATGTCTTGACGAATCGGGAAAGCACCGACAGTGTCGGGCGATGCACATATCAAGACTTCGTCAGTTGGCATTCTAGATGAGACGTGTATGTCTGCGGTCCAGAGGTGCCCGAAGAGGCCAGACGTCAAGATTTCTCTTGTCGTTGCCTCATCATAGAAGTCTTTTCCGAAAGTACGAATTGCCGCATACTGCTGAGCATGGCATACCACTTTTGTGGCAACCAAGTCATGCTCTTCAACAAAACGGAAAGCCGTATTCAAGGAAGCAGGCGATAGTGTACCAACGTTCGTTACGATTTGCGTTGCTCTGTTATTGACAGCCGCAAGCAAAGCATTGAAAATGTTGGTGTCTTCCTCTTTCTGGATCGCCTCTTTTGCCTTAATCTGGGCTCTGTCTACGATATAGAACCTACGAGCTTTGATTTCAGACAAACGAACTGTGGGATTCGCAGCAATCTCGAAAGTGGGAACCAAAATTTCTTCGCCTTCCTGAATCTGATCAGGCACGGCACCTCGACGTGAGATGACATGAGCAATCGCAGCAACGTCTCTTTCGTACCTGGCTAAAGCGCCTTGTGGCAGCTCCGAGAAATGGTCATCCCTTTCGGGAGCCACGGACTATACCATCATCTCTGAATGAAAACAGAGAGTCGTGCGTGTTAGCACCAAAACATTTCAGAATTGGCACTCCAGACATAAAAGCCTGAGTCTCTACGGGGTTATCGGAAAACTTTATTTTATAAGCCATGCATGGTATTGAGTTTGCATATTGAGCAATAATATTCATCAATTTGTTAGTTTCTATATGTGGAAGAGAGATAATTTTATATTTCTTTTTCACATTAATAGTGTTAGACGAAATATCCATATCTTTAAGCATTTTTTGTAAATTAGCTATACTTTCGTCATCATAAGATTCTGTATGAAATCTAGCACTATAGTAATTGCCCTTTTGCCCCAATTTGCTTATGCTTCCATCATCAAAATACCATACCGCTAAACTAATAGGTGACAATTGAAAATAAGGGATCCTCTTCACTTTGTTTTTGTAAAACATTTCATAAAATTTTACAAATTCTTTATGAAGAACAGTGATAAAATTACAACTTAATTCGTTTCCATAACTATTGTTTTTTGAGTTATCAATTATTTTAATATCAGAGGAAACGAAATTGTTTAATATCTCTTTTTTCCATTTCAGGTATTCCAATTGTCTTATGGAATGTTGTTCTAAAAATCTGCAAGAATTAACTCCATCGTGATGTTTGGAAATGCATCCATCACCTATCAAACTCCCTAGAATTAAATCTTTTTGAATGTCATTTAATTTTTGTTCATAATAAAACGAATAGGCTCGTTTGTGTCTTTTTATGGTTATTCCATATTGCTTAAGATAACGCGAAATTGTTCTTCTATCACAACTATAAATAGAAGCAATTTCATAAGTAGTTTTATCCTGTTCTACATAGAGTTTTGTTAATTCTTCTTTTATTATTCGCGTTTTCTTACTCATTGCAATCCTATTAGAATTTTCCTTAAACTTCCCACGGAGTTACCATATTGTATATGCGTTTTATTCTCTTTTGTTTCAATTTTCATTTTTTTATACAACTTAGGGTTCTCCGTTATGAGCACGATTTTTTTATAGAGTTTCACAACTCTAGGTGGACAAGCTTTTTAGGTCAATCCACCAAGAGCAACTTACGTCCAACAGCCTGATACTCAAGCGAACGTCTAATTGGTTCTACCATGGCCTGTGCGAGTGCAGTTCGACCTTCATCGGTGTTCAGAGCCTGTGCGATGACAGCCTCTTTCTGTTCGTTAGTCAAACTATTCTTATCAAACATTTCTTACTCCTTGAATTGTTAAGAGATTGTTAAAATCATATTAACAGTTTTTTTTCCTTACATTGTGAATGAGAGCTATCCGAGCATATCATTCACTTCAATCTTAGTGCCACAATCTCAAGTGGATGTAGTTTCCATAAGAAATTGAGCCTTGAACATCAGTGCCTGGAACACCTGAGGGAAGTGCCTGAGGTTCGCCAAGCAAACATCCGCTGATATATGAGCCAGTGTTTTCAGTAGTCCAAGAACCAGCAGTCACATTCGCATTCGTGCCGAACGTGTTATACAACGGAGCCGCACCCGTCCAAGTCAACGCTCCACCTGTGGTACTTTCGCTGGCATATTGGTCAGTCCAGAATTCGCCTGCTCCGTGATAGACCGTCATTTCGGAACTGGCGAGAACTTCGTTATAGTTATCAGCTACTCTGTTCTGGGTCCATCGAGTTGCCCCAGAAGTAGTAGTTTGATAAGACCCCATAACGACATTCGCACTTTCTGGATTGTTCTGTCCAGGAGCCTGTCTTTTCGTGTCTCCTGCGACTCCAACGCACATATCGGCAGCAGCATTTGGCAACGAGACCAGGAAGTTTGCATCCAAAGTCACGAGCAATCCTGCAGGAATAGTCCCTGCATCGGCATCGATAGGAAGCACTGATGCAACCGTATGATAAATTTCCTTAAGAGCCATTTCGCATGACCTCCTTATTAATCCGGGTTAACAAAACATTTCATCTGAAAACGCTTGAATCACCTTTTTCGTCTAGCAATTTCCGATGTTCCTCATTTCGTTTATTCAGAGTCATCATTGATTGCAACGAACCGATTAGCGACCCTTCGTTTTCATCTACTTTCGTCGACGCTGGAATCACCAACGCCGTTTCAACGGCATCTGCATTTGCTTTCTTTTCTAGTCCTGCTTCTTTTGTTGCATCAGCGGTTTTAAGAATATCTTCTTCATATTGTTTCAAAAGCGGCATAGTCAGTTGAGACAGGTATGTAATTTGGTCGTTCAATTGATCTGCGTTAATCTTTCCTTTCTTCAGCATCTCTCCTGCTACTCGCGTGGCTTCTTTCTTAATATCTACTTTTCCTCCTGCCGTTAGTGGAGGATCTATTCCCAACACTTCTTCCTGTTTCTCTGGTGTGTTCTTTTCGTTTTGATCGTAGATTGGATCTTGTCCACCACCAGCAGGAATTTCTGGCATTTCCAGTTTGTTAGTCACTGTTTCTTCTCTCGTGAGTTGGCCAGAATTTGGAGCTTCTGGCACATCAGGACTTGACATTCCTTCTGACGGTGCTGGTTCATTAACAGCTAAGCTGTGTGGTTTATCGGATTTGACTTTTCCTTTACCAGGTCCACTGGTTTGGTTGATATCGGGATCGTTTTCATTAGTCCTTATATGGACTAATTGTTTTTCTTGAGCAGTCAAGACAAATGATTTTTTATCTTTTGTTTTTGTGATGTCATATTCAGTTCCATCACTTAGTTTGACTGATTTTTTTCCTGAAGCGATTAAAGCTTTAAGTCCTTTAAAAATCTTATGTGAACTTTCTACTTTAAATTTAGTTGGTTTATCATTTGCTGACTTCATTTGTTTCTCGCTTTTTGATTTTTTACTTTTCTTTTTTGCTGTTTTGGTTTCTTTATTTGTTTCAGCCGTTTTCACTGTTTTTTCATTTGATGCAGTCGTTGATTCTCCTCCTTGATTAGGATCAACTTCTTTCTGTTTTTCAGGACGATAATGTTGTTCGCCCTTCATTGCTGCAGACCCAGCTGGAATCGTCGGCATATCGCCAGTGTCACTGACTCCCATATCTTTTCCTTCTGTGCCTAACAATTGTTTCTTTCTGGGCACATCTGGATTTGCAGCATCAAATTTGTCTTCGTGTCCTATTTTTCCTTTATTCTGATATTTGAAATCGACCGAATCTTGAGCTGGTCGTTCAATTGTTTTGACTGGCTTTTCAGCCATGTATTTAAATTTTTCTGGTTCTTCTTGAGCAGCCTTAATAAGGCTGTCAATCATATTTGATACTCCTTGGCTTTCTTTCGTGATCGTGCCAGTTTTCATTTTATACAAAAGATCTTCTGTTGAAGCTTTTTTCTTTTCTTTCAAAGCTCGCATGACATCGCCTTTAAGATCATCAGGAACTTCTTTCATCACTTCGTTCATCTTTTCTTTTCCTAAGATCCGACTCGCATATTCATCGGCACTAGAACCTTCTTCTTTTTTGTCTTTTCCGTCTTTCTTGTCTTTTCCGTCTTTCTTTTCTTTATCATCAGTTTCTTTTTCGTCTTTTTCGTCATCCTTCTCTTCTTTGGAAGCCGTCACGGGAGCTACACATTCTTTTCCTTCTTCCTTTTCCTCTGGTTTCTTTTCTTTCTCTGGTTCTTTGCGTTCAACTGGCTCTTTGCACTCAACTGGCTCTTTCTTTGCTAAAGGTTTAGCACATTCCTTGTCTTCATCTCCTTCTTTAGCTAGTTCACCGCCAGTGCTAATTTCTTCAGCGTTTTCAAGTTCACCAGGAATTTCTTCCTCTTCCAAAACCTCTCCAGGAGTTTCTGCTAATTCCTCTTCTATGGTTTCCCCTGTTTCTTCTTCTGGAGCACCAACATCTACCACTTCTTCAGTCACTTCTTCGACACCAAGAGGCTCAGCTTCTGCTCCGATGTCAGTGCTGATGACCTCATTAATAGCATCATAAATTTCCTCTGCAGTGTCTTTAGAAAGCGTGAGAGTGATGTCGACCTCTTCTTCTGGAACTTCTCCAATCTCAGTGATTTCAGAAACTTCTGGAATTTCGGTTTCTTCTATTTCGTCAATCGTAACATCAGGAGTTTCATCGATCGTTTCTTCTTCCGTCTCGACAAGTGGTTCGTCAATGGTTTCTTCCTCATTCAAGACGGTAACATCTTCAGGGCCATCTTCGATAACTTCTTCTTTTTCCTCAAAAATTTGTGATTTTTTGTCTAGTTCGGTGTTAGTGATGGCTTCAATCAACAAGTCTTCATGACTGGCATATGCAGCCTTCAAGCAATCACAAACTAATCCTGCCTCTTTCAATCGAAATCCTTCTTGCTTCATCGTTCCAATGCACTCTTCTGTCGGAAACTGCTCTTCTGGATCATTTGACATATGAACATTGGCAACTTTAGCGGCTAAGCCATCAGAATAGATTCCTAATGACTTGAGTTGATTACAGACACATTCTGCCAATTTCTTGCCTTCACACGGTCCAGACATTGCAGATGCATTCTCTCCAAAACGACGATTAAGTCTTTCTAGGCATGATTGACTAGGAAACTTATCGACATCCTCATATTCTTTCCAACGAAGCGGCAAAGTAGAAGCTACTTTTTCTATTGGAAGATCCTCTTTATAGGCTTTAAGAACCCTGTCCAGAACTCCTGTTTTCGACATCTTCAAAATGGTATTTCCTTTGTCTTTCCACGAACTCATCTCATGAAATTCGCTAAAACTCAATCCATAGTCACTGAGGGCTTTTCTAAATGCCAATTTGATTCTATTGCAACCTTCGCATTCTTCTGTTTCTATTCGAGAAACGGGAACCCATTCAAATCTGGCAGCCAATTTATAAGGTTTGCCTTTTTCGGTAAGAAGTGTCACATTATATTCAGTGTTACAGCTATAACAGATCCCTTCATGATCAAGAAGATCGCAATTATTACTTCCACAATTTGGACACACACTTCCAAGTTTTATTTTCTGAGACGACAACTTATTCAAGGTATTGGGTTTGAGACTAATTGACGCAGCGACGGGCACGTTTGGAGGAAGTTCGCCTCCTTCTAGACCCCCTTCGAGACCTGCATCTTCTTCAGACCCACCAAGTTCAAATCCGTCTTCAATATCTCCTTCTCCTTCTTCTTCTCTGCTTTCTGATTCCTCAATTGTGCCAGGCCAATTTTTCATTCTCAACAAAACTTCTATTTCACCGTCTGCCCCACACGAATTACAACGGAAATCTCCTCCGTCAACGTCTACATCGTCTGATCCGCATGCAGGGCAACTTGATCCTGGGGGTTTCGGTTCTCCGCTTGGCGCTTCAGCTTCTCCTGGAGGACCAAGAGGTGGTTCTTGCCCAAAGCTTTCGGTTGGAGGACCTCCCATATCGGCACCAGTTGGAGGCGGAGCTGGATTTTGCATTTCTGGACCACCCGCTGGCGGCATCGTGCCACCTGGCATTTGCGCTTCTTTCTTCACGGCTTCTTTAGCAAGTTTCTTTCGTCTTTCCGATCTTGCTTCAAGTGTCTTCGTGTCAGTCACTGAGATGTCTTTCATGATCAAATCAAAGGTCCCTTTTTCTTGATCTACATCTACTGACACGGGAACCAAATTAGCCTCTTTGATTTTATCAGGAGACTGTTTCGCAACAATTATCTTGCAATGATCAAATGCTTTTTCTGCAAATTTTTCTTGATTTTCTGGATTTTCATCCACTTCAGTCAAGCTTCCTGAATATTGATACATTCCATCTTCTGACGCATCGCCTTCGAGTTTAAATTCGTCTTTCTTTCCAGCCAAAATTGATGCGAAAACAGATTTAGCATCATCTGGATCTACTTTGGTTTCAGATGATGTCTCTTTTTGAATCAAAGCTGTCTCAGAAGCTTCTGAAATTTTGCTTGAATCATTCAAATTGGCAATTGAGAACATTGCTGAAGCCACATGTCTCGAATCCCCTTCAATGTTGGAAAGCTGTCGAAGAATGGCTGATGCCAATTTTTCTTGACTCACATCGAAAGAAGCAATTTTTCCATGAAATTTCTTTCGATTGACGGCAGTTATAATGTCTGAAACATCATGCGGAAATCGCATCACACTTGCCAAAGCCGCTTCTTTATTTTGATGAGACGTCAATGATTTCACGACATCAAAAACTTCATCGGGAGTGACTCCAAGAGCAACTACTGTTCTTCCTAGAGATTCCATTGCCTCTTTAAGCATTTTTTCTGCCGATTCCGCAGTTAATCTGGACAGTTCTCCTGTTTGCTTTCCGAGTTGATCTTTCCCCTCTGTAATTGTTTTGGCTTGTTCCCATCCCTGATGTGATAATAGTTCTTGAATTTGCTTATCTGTAATCATATGAGTTTGATCTCCGCTAAATTCCGAACCAATTTCACCATGTTTAACAGACCCTTGTTGGGTTTCGTCTTCAAACTGTCCCTCAGTAATGACTGTTCGATCTTCTTTTTGCCGTTCTGCTGCGATCAAAGGCTCTCCTTTAAACGTGCTACTTTCATCTTTTAGTTGCTTTTCGGTAGTGACGTTATAGGTGCCATGACGCTCATCTTGTTGTGGAAGTTGTTTTTCTGTAATGTTTCGATATGGTTGTCCAGCTTCGGCACGTGGATGAAGAGGAACTTTCTGATTATCAATTTGTTTTTCTGTAATTCGTTGATAGGTTTCCACATTTTGTGTTGAGTGGGCAGCAGTTTTTTCGAATGATTGAACATTAAATTTATCAATGAATTCATCTAGCATGAGGGCAGCGACATCTTCGGGACTTTTTTCTATATATCCAACTAATTCGTCATCTAGTTCTGCGGTTTTGATTTGTGCGACATTTGCATCTTTATAGAAGTGATCGATACTTTTGTTCGACAGGACAATTCGAAAATCGCCACGTTCAGCACGAACTTCGGTTATGACTTTCGAACTTGCTTTATCAATAGTGCTTCGTAGTTGGTCTCGTAATTTTTGTCTACTCTCTTTATCAAGCATTATTTACTCCTTATCTTTTATTAAAAAGAGTTAACCAGCTTTTCGAGTATGAACTACCCAAAGGCCAAAGACTTTTGAGTTTCCTCCTTCACAAAACCTCGCTCACTTAAAGTGTTCTCCAGAGGCTTTACTTTGGGATGTCCCGTCACTAGAAAAATCTATTACTTTCATTATGCAAGAAGTCACTTAAAAGAAAAAAATTCTGTCAAGATACTTAACTAATGCATACAAAAAAAAGGAGCTAAATTCCTCTTTTTTTCTTTCAAGAATGAAAGAAAATATAATTTTAGAAATTAAGAAAGATAGGCAATCGTCTCGTAACGACCTGAATCCATTTTATGCCAATATAAAACAAGCATGGTATTGACAAATGGAACATACATGTTTTGGTTATTTTTAGAGTTAATCGATGCCACTTCAATAGTCGTTCTTCCTTCTCTTCCTGTCAAAAAGCCAGACCATGGAGTTCCGTCTTCTTGAATCAACAGACAACCTTCAGATCTTAATGCGTCATCAATGTCGCTAAGAGGAATCTCATTTTGAAGAGGTTTGATGATGTCTACAATTCGATTGTTTAATCGTTTTCGAACATTGGCTGGTAAGCGCAATCCAGATTGAGAAATTTTTGTGATATGAAGCATCTTAATTATCCAATCTTAACTATCCATTAAATTGCTTTTTTTTCTGTGAAAATCCTTCATTTGAATCGAGAAAATTTGCTAAAAATCTCCTATAGCTCCAGACGATTCGAAATCCGCACAATCTCCTTTCTCGTTTTTTTCATTAGCATTTTGATTGACGATCAAAGTTTTTTCAGTGACATAATTTTGATGAGTTTCTGCTTTTTTCTCACATTCCCATGTTTCTTCCTCTCTCAAGAAATTCAAAAGATCATCTTCTGTGTTAAGTTCAATCTCTTTTTTGAGAACAAATTTACAATTTGCACAAATTGATTTAGCCATGATTCACCTATTATGATAAAAAAAACGCAAAGAAAAATCCTTCTTTGCATTTTCTCTCAACATATTACATCAAGCGCTTTAATTAAGATGCTTTCTTGTATCTATCTAAATAGCCACATTTGGCACACCAGTGACCCTGCTTTAATATGTCCCATGTCGTGCTATGCATATGTCCTCTTTTACATTCAATTATTATTGGATGACTACTTCCTGCATAAAAATTGGAAATTAATTTTCCACCTTTTTCTTTAACAATTTTCTTAATTGATAAAAGTTTAGAATTAATAAATCCATCATAAGAAAAATCTTCAACATTACATATTGTTTTAACATTAAGTAATTGGAGATTTCGAAATATAAAATTAACTTCGTTAGAATTGTCAAAAACAGTATAAGGAATGACTATTAAAGACACTTTTAATTCTTTGCATCTCTTTATTTTATATTTGTCTCTTTCTTTTATTTTGTCAAGTTTCTCTCTTGTTTTATGAAAATACTTAACAAAATAATAATGTTGTTGTCCTTGATATTCAAAAGCAGTTTTTAGATCTTTGCAATATCCATCTAGCTCAAATCCTTTCCCTAAAATTTTTCTAGTTCGTTGGAATTTTTCTCCTGTTAATTCTTCAAAAATAAAACGACATTTCTCTTCTGATAAATACCTTGAGCAATATGGACACCAACTACGTCTGATGCAGTTATGTTTAGCTGTCCAAACATGTCCATCTGCACATTGCCACTTCATATAAGTTTTTGCATTGATGTATTTTTCAGATAAACACTTTCCTCCTTTCCTTTCAGCCAATTCTTTCATATCGCCAATTGCCCAATTTTTATTGGGTTTTCGAATTTCATCAATATCTAACCCACTGGCTTTAATTGCGGAATTCCAATCACCAAAATATTTGAGTGCTGCTGCCATTAATTTCTTGTCATTATTTTGAATAACATTAGAATTTAACGGTTTATTTGCTTTTTTTCTTTCAAGAATTTCATCGATAGTTTTTTGTTTATTCCATTTTTTTCTTACAAGAACTTTACACGAATCAACTCCAATAGCTGCAAGTGCTTCTGTCCAGCTTCCAAAATGCCTACATGAAGCCAGATATAATGCACGATAACGGTTTTGTATGAAACCTGAATTTAATGGAATGTTATTTTTTTGAAGATGTGAAATTCTACTTATTATTTTTTCTCTATTCCACTTCTCTCTCTTCATGCATCATTATACTAATTTTCTTGAGGTTTTTCCTCTTTTTTTACCAAATCTTAACGGAATGCTGATTGACTTAGACTTGGAATTCTTAACCATCTTAAACAACGAATTGGCAAGAGGACCAGTGACAGTGCCGACTCCAGATGGTGTCGGACCAGTCGTAACTTTCGATTCTCCGACAGGGGAAACGGGAACTTCTGATTCTGGTGTTCCTGGAACTGGAGTTTCCATCCCTGGAATTGTTGTTTGAGTTTCTGTAGCAACAGAATTTTCTGGCAGGCGATTAAAACCCATCTGCTCTAATTCATCCGTGGATTCCTGCAATTTACTTAGACTCTGGATGAGGTCTTCTAGAAATTCTAAATCAACATTCTGGCGTTGGTCGATTATCTTCTTCGAAACTTCACTAATCAAATCGATTGCGGTTCGAAGATCTTGAATGTCTTTTTCACTAGCTTGCTTCTCAATTTTGTCCATGTTTTTCGAAACTTCAACACATTCTTTCTCAAGACTTTGAGCTTTTTCGATTTCTTTTAATCCATTTGCAAACTTGTTCAAACAAATTAGACTTTTATCAAAAGTTTCCATATCTTTTTCATTGACTAATGACATGCAACTTGAATCGTCGCAAGCAATTGGGTGAGTTGAAGCCGCTTTCAACAATTTAGGAAGTGAATCATTAAGTATCGCAACTTTCTTCAGGAATTTTGACACATCAATAATTTCTGTAATGCCACATTCATGACAAGCAGGATTGACTACCAAACTATTCTCAATGAACTTCAATCCATAGTTTTTCTCATGCACTTCAGAATCGACATATTCAAGAATTTTTTGATCCTTTTCGCCACATCCACAAATTGGACAATTGCCATTTCCGTTTGTTTTGTATATACATTCTGTCTTGCCAGATAGTTTTTTACCCTTCATTTCTTTTATGTGGTTACAAAATTCAGTAGGTTTTGTTGCAGAATTATGGCATATCGAACAAATGCTTTGCTCGACTTGCGCACCCATTGATGTACCGACTATATATTCCTGTTTGATTCCTCTGGCCAATTCTGGATAGGCGACTGCATCAATTCTGGCTATGATGTAAATTCCATCTTTTTCGTCATCATACCAGGAATGAACAACTTTGCCTTTTGCATTTTCGACTTCATTATTATGATGATTAGTGAAGATAGGCACACCAACAAAAGTTCCATATGCTTTTTTGAGTTCTGCCGTTCCAAACCAATCGCCATTGTCATTTGTTTCATTTGCTTTGATGGCAAAACATTTGACAAAAAGAGAATCAGGATGTGATTTCACTTCGGCTTCAAGATCGAATTCACTATTGTCACTATTCTTGAGATTGCTTTCTTTTGATGCTATTTTCAGATCAAGAGAATGGATGAAATCATGATTTCCAGATTTAAAATCTGGATTATGAAGAACATTAACTGAATTATTTTTGTAAGTTGCTCTTTTTTCAAACATGATTAAAACTCTAGTTTGTTTTCTTAATCGCTACTTAATCTACCAATTTTATTCTTATTTTTCCTGCTAAAATCAAACTCTAATTAGTTTGACGTGAATTCCCTTTCGTTTTAACTCGTCTTCAAATTGTTTTATTGTGCTTAAGCCTTCTTCTGAAGTTGGCATGTCATGTTTAACACTTATGGCGAGTCCTTTTGGATGCTCCGAAACATTCACATCAACAAAATTCATTTTTCTTAAAACTTCTTGAAGAGGAGCAGAAAGAGATCCTATTAATGCCCGTCTATAGGCTTGTTCGTCGACTGCTTCTTCTCTTGGAAGCACAACACTAAAATTCAATGGAAATGCCATTTTATAATGTTCTGCTACCTTATTTAATGTTTCGCTATGTTGATTTCCAGTTTTCTTAATCATCTTTTTTGATTTTTTCGAGCAATAGATCCACTTTGTTTGCTAAGACAGTTTGACCATTTTTGTCAAAACGATCAGCAACTTTAACAAGTCTATCAATGACTGATTCTTGTTTCTCTTCTTTTGGTTCTTTAAGCGGCACAAAAAAAGGACTTTTTTCTTTTTCTGGTGACATTTTTTCTTCTGTAAAATATCCTTTCTCTTCAATTTCTTTTTGTTTTATCTCTTGACTTTTAATGTAATACTCTAAATAATCGATAAACTCGTTTATGCATTGTTGCGAAATGACTAACTTTTCATTGCAACTATTCAAATACTCTTGTTTTATCCATGCTGCAGGAATTTTATTCTTAACCATATAGTCTAATGCGTTAAACTTTTTCATTTCAACTAAACGCAAAACTAATGCCTTTACAAACTTGTCTCCTTGACTCAACAAAGAACCATAATGGGCTGTTAAAAAATCATCCGTATATGTTGGCATTCCAGCTAAACCTGTAGAAAATTCTTCTGCTGATTCGACTTTATCAAAATAATCTTCACTAACTTCCATTATTTTATCTTGAGTCTCAACAATGTCCTTATTCAAATTGGTCAAAGATTGCTCTAAACTTTGACCAGTTTCACTCTTAATGTCCAGTCCAGTAGTTGCTTTGATTTCTGCATCTCTTAATTCAATCGCAGTCTCAATCGCCTGTCTAATTCTTTTAGTCGCTAAATCCATTCGTTGATTGATTAACTCGAATCGATCGCCCAAAAGATCCTTCGCTCCAGCATAAAGATTTTCCAATTTTGTCAATGCTTCTTCTAAAGTGTCAAATCGATTCTTTCCAATGTAACCAGTCTCCTGCATCTCACTTCCCAAGCCTTCTTCTCCAACTTCTAATTCCTTTTTCTTATAACGAGTGCTTCTCAACATGCCTTTTTCAGCTTTAGAAGTCTGTAAAACAGTATAGGTAATGGCAGGAAGCAATTTGACAGGTCTATCGCCTGCGTATGTCGATTCAATCTCAGGACTAACAGGTTTTTCTGAAGGCATTACCAAAGCTTCTTCTTCAGCATGAGGAGCATAAGGACTTTGTCTCAATTGTTCTGGAGAAGATCCAAATGGATCTTTTCCTTGCATTTGCAACATTTGAACATTCAATTCTTCTCCATGGTGAATCTTTCTAAGGGGAACATTAGATGCATATTCAATTCCAAGAAGAACTTCGCCACTTACTCCTCCCGTAGAATAATTGCGACCTCTGACTCCAAAAACTGGATCTTCTGTGTGTTTTAAAATCAGATAATTCACTAGGTCGAATATTTTTGCAGCATGATATCCTTGTGTAATTAATACTCTATAAAGCATAGGAGCATATGTAAGAACATTTCTATTCGCTTTGTTGCCAATGGGTTGTGTTTTTAAAAGTTGAGCCGCAAAGGCTTCCACATCACCGCCATGATCACTATTGATTTTTCCGAGCTGTTCTGCATAACGCAAGGCTTCACTTTGGCTTTTTGCCCATATATTAGCATCTGGATTTTTCGCCTGTAAATGCTTCTCCTGTGCCTGAATTTTTTTCTTGTCTTTATTAGCAAATTTGACATCCAAATAGTCAATAATCCAAGAAGCAATTCTATCACCATATTGAGATTTAATTTGATCAATAATTGGATATAGTCCATAATAAGTGTCTGCAACTGGACTCTGTTCCAATTGTTTAGTCGCATCGTGGACTACTTGAAGATTCTGCAGCTCATCAAACATGAAAAGCAAATTATCAGCCCCAGTGTGAGAAGACATCAATTTTCTCACATCTGGTGGAAGCATCGTTTCACTCATTATCTCCTCATAGATTTTGGAAAATTGAGGACCATAGGTTTCCAAAATATCAATAACGGCATCAAGATTTCTTTTGCATTCGACAAGTCCAAAATTGCCACTCTTGTAATCCAAATCAAACTCGCCAGCGTCTCGATCATATTCTACAGGAGGATAAATGTGATCCATGTCAATTCCATTTGGGAATTTTCTCGGCATGGCGTGAAATCGAAGCTCAGGAATCTTCAGAAATTTTATCATTGATCTTAAATCATTTTGTGTCAGTTTGTCATAAGGCGGAGGTGCCCCACCTCTCAACTTCATTTTTGAAATATCTCTAGTTTCAGGATTGAGGCTGAAAACTCTCCATATTCTTTCAAAAGATTCTTTCGCTTTACGATAAGCGAGAGATTGATAATCAATTTTATCATTCTGGGCAACAGGAGATTGTTGAATCTTTGCTGCTTTATCTTTATATTCTTGCAATAAAAACTGTAAAAGTTTTTCTCTTTTTTCCTCCATCACTTGTGGACTTGAATCAAAAAGACTAAATTTTTCAATGCCAGGTTTGTTTGGAGGATTTTCAGCATAATGAATCGCCCATAATAGCTCAAAAGTGCTTCTCATCTGATCGACTTCTTCTGCTTTTCTTATGATTGATCTCGAATATTCTCGTCTCGAAATCTGCCCAAATAGTTTGGGCCAATCTTTTCCTCCTTTAACAATCCTATCTTGCATTTGTGCCCAAAAATCTTTTAGATGATTTGGGTAAAAAGATTGAGATTTAGCTACATTCCATTGCATTTCGTTGGCAAGTTGATCAATAGCTTCTTTTTTATTTTGCTCCGTCTTATTATAATAAGGAAGAATTCCAATTGAAGTCTCGTCCAATTCATCAATGATTTTAACAAGTTCTGGTGACAACTCTGCCATGTCTGATCTGATCGCAGGAGCCGATGACGACGGAAGAAGATGCTTCTTAAATTTTAAACGAATGTAAAAAGGACTTATAGGATCGTCTTTTTTCCCCATCACTTCGCGTAAGTCGACTTGAACGAATTGTCCTTTCGCTGTTTTAATTCGATGAATTAACAACGGAACAAACTTTTCTTTCACCGCATTTTGAATGCTCGCAATTTTTTTATGGTCGTCAAAAGGAAAATCTTCGAATTCAATATTAGAAGCGTAAGCAAAATTGCTCACTCCTGGCATGAGAGGCATCGCTTCTTTATCGAGAAATGCAAGATGAAACATTCCATCAGAAAGCATTTCTTTCTTCGCTGACGCTTCTTTTATTAACGGTCTAATTTCGAATTCTTGATTAAGATGAAACTCTGCGTCTTCAAGCAAAAAATTCCTTATCGGAATTTCATCTGTTCGATTACAAGATTCTTTTAAAAGAAAAGATTTAATATCCATTGTCTTACTCTTTAACGTGTCTAGGAATTTTAATGTTTATTAAATCGTTTTTAAGATAGTTGACGGCATCTTTAGGAATTGGAGTTCTCCACTTATCATAAGCGTGTCTTAACGCACTCATTAAACTTGAAAAATATTTACCAGTAGGCGAATAGGACTTTTTATGTCTTTCTAAGGGAAGTTTTTTATGACCAGCAAAAAAACATTTTCCATAACGACGAGAAATAGAGGGACCAACTACAACATAATAATCATGCCCAGAATAGTAATCGTGCCCTTCCCATCTATAATAGGAGTGAGGAAGAATCTTGTCGAATTTCTTTTTAACAATTTTGGACCTTTTGCCATAACTTTCTTTCCAGCGAATGTTACGATCCTTAATGGGTTTTCCCCAAGATGTTTTTAGCCAAGACATCTCACTCTGCCCTTCTGCTAAACAAATCTTCTCTCGCCTCTATCTGTTCTTCAATAGGAACATTCTTGGTTTGAGACCAAGAAACTGAGGGAGGAACAAATAAATCAGACCTTCCAACAATTCCCGCTTCACTCGTCGCGACATCATTCAACGCATGAATCACAGCTTTTTTAGCAACTTGCAATTCATTAATTGCTGAAAAAATAGGTTCATCTGGATTTTTAACTTCCTCCAAACGATTAAGTGCAATTTCTATCTTTCTTTGCAATTGTCCAACCACTGCTTTTAACATTCCTGCCTGAACGGGATAATACATCTCGCCTTTTTCGCCACCATACTCAAATGCTGTCTGAGATTGAATTCTTAACATTCCTCTTCTCCTAATGCCAATTTGATTAATCCTTCAGGCAACTCGTCTTTGTAAACGTTGATTAAACGATCAGCATAAACAGTGATGTAGTTAGTGTCACCGTCTCCAGAGTCCACCTTGGATCTCTTGACTCTTCCTCTCGACATGGCTTTTTGTAAATAACTGACAACAACGTTTTGAACTGCATTTGGCTGACTTTCCATTGTTTTGTCATCAAACCTGAGAACCGTCCACCCCTTCATTGCTAGTTCGTTATCCCTTTGCCGATCATGTTGTACTTGCTTTGGATTGCTATGCCAGACACTGCCATCTAATTCAACGCCAAGCCGAAGTTTTGGAAAAGCAAAATCAATGGAATAAGGTTGTCCACCCGCAGTCTTTTCTACTTTATATTGAAAATAATAAGGAGAACTAATCTTCATTGTACTAACAACATTGTCTAACATCTTGCGAAATTCCTGCTCAATTCCAGTGAATTTCACCTGACCAAACTGCATCGGTTCTTGCTTCTCCTGAATCGCTTTTGCTTTGCTGCGTTTTAAAACTTTCATCGGTTGACCAGCGGCAATAGGACTTGCTGCACCACCAGGGGCTCCACCTGGCGCAGGCATTCCACCGCCCATTTCGCCTCCAGGCATTCCAGGAATTCCACCTGGAGGCGGTGGAGCTGCAGCACCACCGCCTGGAGCACTGATGCCACCGCCACCAAGACCGCCGCCAAGCATTCCGCCACCCATTTCACCCATTCCACCGAGTTGAGCCCCCATTGGACCTGCCTGTGCCATTTCATAACGCAAACGCTCAACTTCTTGATCGTAATTTAAATCAAGCTCATCACAAAGAGTTTGAGTTGAAATAACTTGTTTATCATGAAGCTGCATGAGAAGTTGATACCATTGTGTCTTGTCCTTCAGATTAAGATCATTCCATTTTAAAATGGGATAAAGCCAAATGTTTTCTCCTGACTCCTCACTGGCTTCCTTGTCAATTAATCCCTTCATTTGAGCGATTGGCTTGAAAATTCGCTCCTCAACCCATTCAGCCAATGTAGTGCGCCAAGCCTCAAGACGACGAATCAAAACTTCTACACCAACTTGAGCGCTATTCCCATGAATGGAAATTTTACCATTCCTTCTTGTTATAAATAAACCATTTGGAACTGTAAAGCAAAAAATTCTACCTTTATAGTTTTCTTCTTCAATATATTTGCTTGTTAAATATGGATAGCGACCGCTAGGAGCATCAGAAAAATCCACTGCCCAAAGATCTCGTCTTTTGCGTTTTGCCATGAGTGGCGAATAACCGCATTTAAATGCTATTTCATACAAGTCTTCAGCTAATTGCTTGCTTTTAACTTCAAATCCATATTGATAACCGTTTTTAACAGAATGCTCTAAATAACCATCTCCTTCGATAAGACAATTAATAGCTAAATGCAAATATCTGGTCGGCAATTCTTTAATCCAAGAAGGAATGCGTTTATTCTCGCTACGAGAACCACACGCACTAATCAAATGGGTAGTCAGCTTTTTGTTATGTATACAAAATTGATCATATTTTGCATAGTGTCGTACACGATATGAAATCGAATCAGAAAGTTTTTTGATACCAATAAATGCTTTCCCCTTTTCAGACTGGCAAATTGTTGTAGTAGCTGGTTCTCCAAAAGTAGATCTTTCTTTTCTTGTCTCACGACGAATAGATCCCTCAGCAGCAAAATAACAAACTAATTTGATATAATCTTCAAGATCCAATTCGTATTCATTGTCAATTCTAATTGTTTTTGGAAAATTATTTCTTCCTTGCCATTTATTAACAACAGTCCTAAATTGGTGACTTGGCGTTACGTCTTTTGCAAAAGAGATTTCCCATTTATCTTTATTTCGACTATTTCTGTTTCTAATTAACATCCTATGGTTTGGAGTAACCAAACAGTCCATACGTTTTGATTTAAAATGAATCATTCTTCCATCATAAGAATAATCATAACGATTAGAATAAGGCTGATACTCAAGTTCCTCTGTTTTTTCGTTAAAAGTTCCAATTAAATCATCCTCGGTAATATCGTCATATTTTTTGAATCCACTTTGTGTCAAGACTTCTGTTTGATCAACATCATGACATTGGTATCCAGAATTGCTACTTATAAATTCAAAATCTCTATAACGAGCCATAAAATAACCAGTACTCGTTTTAAAGCAATAAACAGCATTCTTATGCGGCTTCTTGACTACATTGGTAATCTCGCAATAATTGCCATCCCTCATCAATGTGTATACATGTTGAGATTCGTTATTAAATAATTCCTTGGCAGTAATGGTATCATGTTTTTGATGATCTTTTTCTGGTCGAATGACAATTTTATGAGCACCAGTGCATTTGAAAAGAATCTTTCTACCACAATGAATTTCGAAAATGTCATCAACATCTTCATATTTAAAAATGTCTCTGGGATTCTCAAATCGATAGGTTCGATTGTCATCATCCCAAACACACAATTGATCCTTGAATTCAACACAATCAATCATTTTATAACCAGAATCAGTCAAGACTTCATGATCGCCCGTCAAACACATCTCGCCATTGAGCAATGCTTGATTTAACATCAAACCATCCAACATCTCTTTGTCAATATGCTCCATTTCTTGACCGAGTTGAAGAATCTTGCCTGAATTGCCTTGAATCGCGATCTTGCCATTGCGTCGAGTGACAAAAAATCCATTCGGCACAGTGAAACACCAAACTTTGCCTTTGTAAGGAACGCGAGAAATGTGATGCTTTTTGAGTCGAGGTTCGTTGCCTTTGCTCCATTTTCCTTCACTAAAACGAACACGATAGACTATATTGACGTTTTTAGTTTTCTCTTTAAGAATACGAACATTATAACCAGACTTAAAGGCAATTTCTTGTACATCATCTGCTAATGTTTTAGAGATAGTAGTATAGATTTTGTTGCGAGTGTGAATGTTTTTAATGCTATAACCATCTCCGTTCATCAATGAATTAATCAAAACTCTTAAATAATCGGAAGGAAGATTTTTAATCCAATTTGGAATTTTCTTATTTCTGGAATAACGACCAAAATTCTCTTCCAAGAACACACACAACGATTTCTTGAAAATTCGATACCGATTTTTGTCATCGTTCTTCAAGACAGAATATTTATAAGGAAGAGAAGAGAGAGTTTTTTCTATGCATTCGCAAATTTTTGGATTGATTTTCGGACTCTGATCAATCGTAACAATGTATTCCCTGCGTTTTTTGTTGAATTTGATTGATCCCTCAGACAAATAATAACCAACAAAAGATAGAAAATCTTTCAAGTCCACTAATTGATCATGAATGTTTACTACAGGATTGAATTTTTCGCCGTCATATTGAGCATGAGCAAGAAGATGATCTCCTGACCTGACTTCATCTGCAAATTTGACATGCCAATCATCAGATCTTCGTTTTTGAACAAGCATTCTGTGATTGGGCGTGACTTTAATATCAATTTGCTTTCCTTCGAAATGAACCAAATCTCCATCATAATCAAACTCATGAAACGCCTGTGGCTTCTGATATTCCAGACGTTTTGTATATACATTATAAGTGAGAATTTCTTCATCAGAATCGAAAGATCCATATTTCTTGAAACCAGAAGAAGTTAGAACCTCGGTTTCTTCATCGTGACAAGCACCGATCCAATCATAGTCTAGATTGTGATGTGTGACGAGAGTTAAATTAGGATCATTCGTTGTTGCCGCCAACATTTGATTGAATTCTGCGATGTCTGCCGAAGTCGCAGGACGATTGTCACTTCCGATTTTGACGATCCGAACTGGAATGATCAGCCTTTCAGCAACAATCCAATTCGCCGTCATGATTTTCGTTTTGTAAGCAAGAGTTGTGAAAAGACGACGAATGAGAGAGGTGCCGTATATTCCATACGGGGCAGGCATGTGCTTCAAATGACTCACTACTCGATTCGACAACAAAATCGGTTTTTGTGCCATTACGAGTTGCCTGATTTGAGGCGACAATCGATCATAAATTTGTCTTGGCTGTTTAGTAGAAACGATTCTCACAATTTGCTCATCTGGAATCAACACAATTTGCTCTTCGTCAGCAAAAATGGTGTCCGTCACTTCGATCCAATCAGGATTCAAAATTTTAATGCGACTGATGTTCCCGCCTGCATGATTGCACATTTCTCCAGTCATTGGATTATAAGGATTGCCTTTGCAAGTCGGACAAGAAATGTCAGCATGAGGAAAAACATCACCTAACATGTAATATTCACTAGAAATTTGTCTCAGAATGTTAACAAGATCGAGGCGTTTGGTTTCTCGTTCAAAAAATTTAAGAAGTTTTCTTTCTCCCGTACTATGTGGCCAAACCAATTTGAACCCGTTAACTGGAAATTGACTATAAAAATCGATGCCTGCAGCAACCTTGGGTTCGCTGTTATGAACTGCCATTCTATTTACGCAATAAGAATGCACGTTATCTATTTCGAGATCGTATACATATCCCTCATAAGTGAATTCGGAAATAGAATTTATCTTTCTGTATATTTTGTCATCAACAAATAAATAATTTCCATATTTAGTATTATGAACATCAAGATTTGTAATTTTACAAGAATATTTTTTTAAAGATTCACAAGCAAATCGAGAAATTCTGATACAAAATCGATCAACGTTATTAGCATCGTAATTTTCTCCATCGCTAAAACCGCTTGATTTTGATTGTGATAGAGAATAAGTTAACTTTAATTTTTCACAAATAAAAGAAATTTGTGATGCTAAATTCTTATCAAAAGTAATAATTTGGCATCCGTTTGAAACATTATAGCACCCATCTCCGTCAATATAACCTGCCAAGAATGATAATAATTGTTCTTTTGAAGCAGAATTAATAAAATCAAAATTAATGATTTTTGGATTATTTCCACAAAATTTATAAAATTCTTCTGTAAAATCTACATTGCTAACACTAATGTCACAACTGTTTTTTTCTACTCCTTTTTCATTTTTCCCAGCTGAATACAGAGATACTTTGTTGTGTTGAGATTTTTTCAAAAATCGAATAATTCTATTTCCAAACAAATTTTCAGAATTATCGTCTGAAACCTCGTTTTTATTTATTGAAAACCTAATTCCTTTAGTTCTTTTCTTTTCTCCTTTATACAAATGCCAATAATAGCTTCCTTCAGCAACGAAAGCACCAAAAACATAACATTTTTCTAGAGAGGCATCATATCCATTGCCGATATTGGTAGAAGGAGTATAAAGAAAAGAATTCAACGAGAGATTCTCAGCACAATCCCACTTAATCCTAAATTCGACATCATCGTTATCTCTTAATCTTTCTTTTTTTCTTCTCTCAGAAGGTGTAGTTAAATGGCTTTTACGCCACGTATCCTTGTCGATACTCGGAATGATATGATTATTTGTGCATTTTATTTTTCTGGTATTTCCGCTAACGCCAATCTCTAATGCTTTTTCTTTCGTCCATCTCTTAAAGATATTTTTAACTTCTTGTGAACTTCCATCACCAGCTATAATTAAATCGCCTCTTTTGATTTTGTCTATTCTTTTTTCAGTTCCGTTTGCCATCAACACTAAATTTTCAGGAGTAAAACACTGGTAGAAGAATCGACATTGATGTATGGCAACGCCATTCGCTGTGACTGTAAAATCATCTGGTGCTCTCACGTCATAGACATCACCTTCGTAATCAAAGGAAGTATTTGCTGTTACTGGAGTTATGACATAGTTTTTCCAGAAGAATCGCTTGTTATGAGTGCGTTTTTTCTTGGGAGGAATGAGTTGATTCACCTTTCCCATATCGCCATCTAACATAGTGTATGTATATACAAATTCTTCGTTTTCTTCGTCTTCGTCTCTATTAAAAATGCCTAATTTTCCAGGAACATAAGGAGCTAATGAATATACATCTGAGGATGGAATGGTGATGACATAACGATGTTTATTTTTGGTTGGAAAAGTTTTTGACGATTGACTAATATTATATCTTCCGCAAAATGCTAAAATACCACATCGAAAACAAATCATCAACAATTGATTCGCAAGATGAGGAGAAATAGTTGTTATTTCAACATTGTCGCTACTTTTAGAAAGCGATCCATCAGATTGAATATAAGCTCCGAGAACATGTTTTTGGAGTTCTGGTTCAAGCAGCATCACTTCTTCAGTGAACTTTTTATTTATACTTTTTCCTTTAACTAGTTTTTTGGCGAATTCAGTAATAGCAATGCTTCCAGTTCTTGCTGTGACGAGACATTGTGAATGCCGTGAAGTTTTCACGCCTGGAGAAAAACCAAAATCATTAAATGTTTCTTTCACTGGAGGAAGAACATATTCGACTTCATCTGAATGCATAAAAATTCTAACACCGACTCGATCTGGAGACACACAACCATCAGAAGCAAGGTGTCCAGCAAACTTGGCCTGTGCTTCAGTTTTAATGACACTTTCTTTCACTTCCTTTGAAAATGGAACAAGAAAATAATCACCTTTCTTGACATCTCTTGCTTTCTTTTTAGAAATTTCATAATCCACAGTTTCCCATTTTCGGCATTTGATTCCTTGGCAAATTGGAGAATTCATGTTTCGAATGCAATTTTTAGACTTATTAATGCCTTTAGAACACTTGACTTGTTTTTTCTCAACCACCATGCAATCGTGATCATGTGTGACAGTGATTGGCAGAGAAATGCCCATCACTTTAATTTCATTTGCTTTCTTTTTAACATGACGTTTGGTAGCAATGTCGATTTTTGCAGGTTGGCTTTTAGCGTTTTGTATATACAAATCCTTGTTTTCAACGACCTTCGAGTTCATTAATGTATATATATCTTCAATCTTTTCTAGCGAAAAATCGCCATATTTCGTTAGAAAACACGGTTTTTTCGAAGAAACAAACGACCATTGGTAAATCTCTCTGCGCCTGCTAGCTATTTGCCACGATTGTGGGGTATGCAGTGGTGAAAACCACATTGGATTCGTAAAGATTGTATTGATATCGGATGATTGTGCCGTCTTATGAAAATACGGAGTGACGGCAGTCGTAGGCAAAGCATGATTATAGGTGCTTCCGAGTTCTGACATTTTCTTCTGCATTGCTTCTTTTGGCGGCAAGGAATTTCCCCATCCTTCTTTATAGGATGGGTCATTAAACTCGGGATCACCTGGTTGAATTATAATTCCTTTATCGGGCATAAATTCACCTATTCTTCAAGAGCCAAATCGGTTGCACTATTTTCGATATCTTCTTGATCTTCATCTGGAACGACATTGTCAAGAATCCGTTTTAATTTTCTAGGATTCCTTCTATTCTTCCACATTATACCATTTTGTGCTGTGGTAAGTCGTTTCCGAAGAGAAGCATTTGACTCTCTGTTTGTGCCGTCACTTGTACCATATGGCAAGCTTCTCACAAATGGCTGCACGAGTTCATTTGAAACAGAATGAGGTTCTGGTTGTCCGCATTCTTCGCAACACCAATTTCCTTTTTCGTTTTTTCTATAGATTGCCTTTTGATGGCAGAATCCACAATCTTTTATTCTTTTATCATCATCAAGTTCTGCTTTTTTGTTTTGTGCATGTTCGTTTTTTGCATAGATAGATAATTCATTTGGAATATCGACTGTCAAATATCCATCTTTCGACAGCCAGACCTCAATAGGATCGCTTTCTGGATCAGTGATTGTATTAATTTGTTCAGCATGATCGAGAGCAGCATCAAGAAGGGTTTCGTTTGAGACTTCATACAGACCGACTTCTTCTGCCAATTGATCTCTAAATTGAGGATTAATAAAAATTTTGTTTTGAAGAATTTCTGCTAGAATTTCATAATTAGAGAAATCTAGATCTAATGGATAGGATGCTGTTTTAGGAATTAACTTTTTTTTTTAGTTTGAGATTCTTTAATTGGTTTTTTGTTTTTAGCGAAATATCTAGGTCCTCTGCTTCTTTGTGTAATAGGAGGTCCTTCAATTCCTATGTCTTCAAAGACACGATCTGATTCACCATAAAGTTCCTGTTCCAAATCCACACCTAATTCTTTTCCTCTATCATAAGCAGCGTCCATGATTTGGTCTAGATCTCGCATTGACAATCCTTCTGTTTTCCAATTTTTATGAGCATCAAGAATTGCCTTTAGTAGTTGTTCTGAATTTTCTGCTCGATCTACTTCGCCCATATATTCTTCTACCACTTCGCTTAGAGGCACTTCTTTATCAAAGTCTTCATCTGGCAAATAATCTGGACTTAGTCCAAGATCATCTGATATTGGATTTTCTGGACCAACTGGTCCTCTTAATCCTGTCATTTGAGCGGTTTTGAATTTCTTTAGATTAAAAGATTTGGCAAGATTTTCTCCTTCATAGTTGAAGTCATCCCTTTCTGGAACTTCAACAGTTAAATATCCTTCCTCGTCAATCCAGACTTCCACAGGAGAGGATAGATCGGTAACAGTATTAACTTGTTCCGCTTGTTCCATTGCAGAATCTATTAAAATGTCAACTGGAACTCCTTCGGCATAGGCTCCTTCTCTAGCGAAACCGAGCAAATCTTCTAATCCTTTTTTAAAAACCGGATCAGATAAAATGTTCTTTTCTAATGCTCTTTCTAATTCTTCATAAAAATCTTGAGAGAAAGACCAACCATAAGTTGCTGTTTTATTGCTTGCTGATTTACTCTTTTTTTGTTTGTTACTTTTTCTGTTTTGTTTTTTGACGTCCTGCACACAGCTTTCGTATTTTTCTTTATCTTCTCTTCCTGTTGATTCTGAACAATTATGAACGGAACAAAGATTGGCAACATAAGTGTTATCATTTTCTACCTCAAGATTATAAGTCTTCCCTGAATAATCAGTTTCACTAACTGAAATAACTTTTCCATAGGTACAGGCTGCCATAGCAAATCTTTGAGCTTTTCGACCAGACGGAGTAATCAAAATGTCATCTCCAAAAACTTTTAATTTATTAAATTCTGGCAAAAGTTTACAGGATTCGGTTGCATCAAGCTCTACCCCATAATTATAATATGATTTTTCTCTATTATATGGTCCCCTATTTTCTTTTTGTTTTCTTGTAGTTGCTACAATGCCACATTTCTCGCAAATCCAAAATAGTTGATTTATTAAATTTCTAGAAGCAGATGTGGCATATATTTTCATTTTTCCTGAAGATTGAAACGATGAATACTTATTATTTTTCTTTTGAAAAGAACTTCTTTCTATATTGGCATCTCCCAAAAAATAACCAATAAGAAAATATCGCAAAATAGCAGGCGACATACTCATGAGTGCATTACTTAAAGTTTTCTTTTGAGAATATTTTCCAATATGTTTTTCACATAAATTATATAAACTTTTTGATGAAAGAATTATATAAACTGCTTTGGGACTAGATCTATATGGTCCATAAATATTAAGTTTATTATTACTATATTTCTTCAAAAAATTAATAGCAAATTTATCTTCAAAATTATTTAAAGCGAATTTGATTCTATAGCTCTTGTCCACAGGAACAAATGTGTCCTTTCTATTATGTCTGTTCCCGCATTTCCATGTTTTCGCTACTGGCCTTCTATCAAGACATCCTTCTGCACAATATAGACCCATAACAAAAGCATCTTGTTCGTTGATATTCAATGATACATCCCTGTCTAGAAAATTGATACTTGGAGAATGTAAAGCATCGCCTTTTTTTAAATATCGAGCTTTTATAAATTTGGGACTGTCTTCATAGGTATCTGAATACCATCGTTTTCCTGTTTTGTTTTTATTCTGATCTTTCGCATAACCTTTAAAATTTCTTGTAGAAGTCATGGCAAAAAATGGATGATCTTTTGTGACAATTGTTTTGTCTGCAACACCATTAACTTGTATTTTTAACAATTTTTCATCAACAAATCTACTAAAAACTTTCGTAACTTTTTGTGGATTTCCACGATGTGAAATAACATAATCTCCAATTTTTATTTTTTCAATAGGAACAGATGTTCCGTCTTTCATTGTAACAAATGTTCCAGGAACAAAACAAACTGCCCATGGATTATAAGGAGTTGTTTCAGATTTTGGATACTTTGACTTTGCTTTTTTTGTTTTTTGAGAAGATGTAGCAGAAGGATTTATCACTGCCGTTCCCATTTCCTGGGAAATCATCATTGGTTTGGCTTCGTCTTTTGGAGAATCGATCAGCTGAGAATCATCATTTTTTGATAGTTCTCTAGATTTTTCTAAAATAGCATCGCTGAGTTGCCTTCCAAGAAGATCTGGCAATTCAGCTTTAATGGCTCTTTTATTAATTGAATCCAGTTGTTCAGGGCTAGTTGCTGTTGTCACTTCACTAACGAGTTTTTGATAAGCGACAATTGGTGAATTAGCTATTGCTTTTTTTGGTTCTTTAGCAGCACTTTTATATTCATTTAGGTTAAATGCTTTTTTCTTTTTTCTTGGCAATCCTCTCAAAGTTTCAGCCAAATTGGCTCTACGTTTCGTTTTGGTGTCTGGACTTTTTTTGCCACGTTCTATGCATTCTTGAGTGACTTTTCCACCACAATATTCTGTAAATGATCCTTCGTCTTTAACTGCATCCTGAATGAATTTCTTCCCTTTTGCTTCTTTGGCGAATTGTTTTTTTAATTTTGGTTTATTTGCATTTTTTTGAGGAATGAAGGCATCCCCTTGAATGGATTCATAAGCAAAAAGTATCACATTTTCGGCTTCATTACGAAGTTCCTCTGGCAGGAGATCGTCAAAATCAATAGTTGTTCTAAAAATTACATTCCTAAGAAAAACCCCTCTTTTTCCATTTTTCTCATCATTATAAGCACTATCTGCAATGACATCTCCTCTATCTCCTCCAATCAATATACGACCAAAGCGGTTTTCATATCTCGGGTTAAAATTGAGACCAGGTAAAAACATATTGCCAATTTTATATATGCGAATGCCATTATCGAGAACAGTAGGCTTAATGGGCTTTGCCATTAAATCCATTTCTTCGTCAGTATATGGTTCGCCTCCATCAGCGTAACCATCGTCTGGAATAACTTGAGCTTGTTTTTCCATCTTCGGATGGTTTTCCAGTTGTTCTTTATTTGTGTATTGAACCAACTGATGACCCATTGCTTCTTCTCTACGATCTCGTTCTTTTTGAGTCTGGTTGACATTGTTTTGATCTACATCTTTTTGCCAATTGAAGGGCTGACCAGTATTGGTCGCAGGACGATAATCTCTTGCTTCTCCTTCTTTATTTCGCATTGCTTGCATTCGAGATTCGGTGACGCCTAATTCTGGAGGTCTAGGTTTTCTAGTTTCTCCTGGTTTCAGGCGAGCGCTGTTTTCTGGTGCCACATTTCGATCAATTTCAAATCTCTTATTCAAATACCCACCAACAATTTTTCCTTCTTTATCAACATATTCACGACTGAACTTATCCATCACATTAGCACGCCAAAGTGCTTCGCCACAGATAGTTTTATTATCATCTATGATTATCCCATCGAGACAGTGAAAACGGCAAATTTCTTCAGACACGACATCTGAGCCTCCTGGTTTTCCACCGCCTCTTCCTCTTAATTTTGGACAAATTCGTTTTTCAGTTGGACCGTACATCAAGTAGCTATCACCGACATGGAAATAGGCTTCTTTTGTCAGTCCCTCTTCTTTCTCTGAATGTTTTGAAAGATTAAATGACTTAGCCATCATCGGCTCCTCTTGCAAAGTTGCTTCACCAGAGCTTTGTGTCGAAGGAAGAAGTCCATAGACTCTAGTAAGAATTGAAGCAATTTCTTCTTCTTCCTCTGCTCTTCCTAAAAATTCTTTCAAGGAGCCAAAAGCACTTTGAGCTTCCTGCTCCAAATCGGCAGACACATTAGACACAATTTCAGATTGAGCTTGGTTAAAACTTGTTTCATCTCCGCTTAAGATGATTTTAACCATTTTATTTATAAAATCGCCAATGTCTTCAACAGGAAGGACAGTCGACATGACTTGATTATTTTGTTCATTCATTAAATTTTGGTCTGGAATAATTTGTCCTTTTTTAACCTGTTTTGAAGAAGATGCGACTTGTGCATTTTCTCTTGCTTCTCTTTCCTTGTAGATTGTCTGTTGAATTAATGGCAAGTCTCTATTAAACATGCTTGCTGCTGCGGATTGGACATCAGTGCCACTAATTGCTATTTGTTCTTCTGGCGAGATTTCTCCGTTTAAAACTTTTTGCATGATTTCATTAAAATTTTCTAGATCACCTTCTGTTATTTCCCTGGCTTGAAGTTTAACTATAAGATCTTGAAATTCAGGAACACCTTCGTACTTATCCTGCAACATTTTTAAATAAGCGAGATTGGAATAGTTGTTAAATTGCTCCTTTAAATCAGACGTTTCGTATGTTTTTTCAACCTCTTCTTTTTCTACATCTGCATTTTCAAGATTATCTTGAGTTTCAAGAGCAACGTTTCTTAAATCTGGAGGAAAATTCTGAATATCACCTTTATTTGATATGTTTTCTACGAAACTTGCATCTTGAGTATCTGCATATCTATATTTTTTTAAGTTGAACATATCATTTGAAAAGCCAATTTTCGCTTTCCATTTTCTTAGCAGTCTCAGTTGAAAACGTTTGTTTTTCTTTTTTCCTTTCTGCAGTCACTTTTTCTATATTGTCTTTAATTGTTTCGCCAGCGGTTTTTTCTGGCACATTATCGAACTCTTTATGATCGCCAAAAATCCCCATACCATTTTGTGGTAAATTGCTATTAAAACTATTTTTTTGTTTTGTTGAAGTAGAATGAACTTTAGCGTTTGGAATCACATTAATTTGTGACAATTTTTCTTGAAGATTCTTCCAATATGACTTTTTAGCCTCTTTTTTCTCTTCTTCAACTATTTTTTTTGACTCTCGAATGATTTCATCATTTCCTGGAACTTGAGCAGCTTTTCTTATTTCATCGGGATTCCAAATTGTATTTGGATTTGTTTTTGATCCAAGATAAGAACCAGAAGCAGTTTCATTATCTCCTACAGTCGGAGACGACATAGTTGATACGATTGTTTTCGTGTTCTTCATGACAGCAGAAAAGATTTCATCTAATTTGCCACTATTTGTTCTTCGTTCTGGTAAAGCGATTTTTTCAGTCAATTTAGAAACATATTTCTGTGCCGCTCGTTCGAGTTTTCTGCCAGAAAGACGCTCTTTTCGTGCCATTTTGGCAAAATCATCAAGATTATCTTGAGCCAATTTGACATTGATTTTCCCAGCAGCGAATTTCAATTCTTCAGCGATTTTGTCTCTGATTTCATTTTGCACACTGTCAAATTTTTCTTGACTCGGAAGAGCCACATTGTCCCAATGATATCCTTGTACAGAAGAAGCTTCTTTTTTAAGTCCTTTATTTTCTTCATAAGCACATTTAATATGCGTGACTTCGTCAATGTAAGAAACTCCAGAAGCATGTTTGCACGTGTTGCATGTACTAGCAGAGACATTTCCTGAAACAGGACAGTCTACACAGCTCGACGCCACTTTAATCAAATTTGTTTCTTTAATGTCTTCCTTTTCTTTCGGAGTAAAATTTGAAAGAAAAAAATCAAAAGTTTCACCAGAATATGAATGTTTAGCTATCATTGTATTTTCCTTACGGTTTTTCTACCAATTTATCTGTACCACCGCTAACTCTCACAAAAGAAATTGTGATACTGTTTGCTTCGGCATTTACTTTATGCTTAAAGACACCAGGACTTACAAGTCCCGATTGCTGAGAAATCTCTGTTAAAGCATCCAATAATGCTCGATGTGTCTTATTGTTTGGATCAAATTCTTCCAGTGAATAATTGGTATCCATTTCCTGAGGAAGACCGTTGCTATCGTTCATGGTAGCGGAAAGATCGTCTCTCTCAATTCCATCATCGGATACATTATCGATTGGGATTCTAGGTGGATAAGACAATTGCTCAACAGCATCATCTGGTTGCATGTCAAAAGTTGCTGCAATTTTAGGCAAAATCTTTTCAACGATTTCATTCGTGAATGAATCGCAATCATATCGTTGACCAACCATCTGTCGTTTATTGCCGGATGGTGTTATATGCACGGCCATCTCCTTAATAGAATTAGCGATCTTCGATCATCGCATCGACATATTCACGAGGATACTGAGTCAGCCAATATTTTCTCAACATGGTTTTCTCTTTGGCATTGAGATTAGAAATCTTCACCCAATTGGAAGCGGATGCTTTTGTGGCCTCTTTTTTGCCTTTAGCATCTACATTGGCTTCGGTCTTCTTGGCTTTTGTAGTGACCTTGCTTCCATCCACGGACTCTCCCTTCTGAAATTCTTTATCAGCAGGAAGGCTTATGGGAATGGTTCGATCCTGGTCGCCTACTTTTGCTTCACCGGCCGCTTCTTTATCTGTAGCAGATTTCTTTTTGTCATCAGATTTCTTGCCATCAACTGACTCGCCAGATTGAAAATCTTTTCCTGCATCCGGATCTCCGCTAATGACTTGTCCTTGGCTCTTATCTGGCTTTCCGTCTTCGCCATCTGGAGCAGCGATTCCAGCAGCCTCTTTGTTCAAAACTTTCTGGACATAGTCTTCGAAAGTTTGGCCATCACCACAAGGGTTTTTGATGTTTGTGATGAATTTAAAATCGTCCATATCATTTTTCTCCAACAAAATAGTTTTACATTAGACCCCTATCACAATGGAGTCCGTTTTATTTTCCTTATTTTTTATTGAATTTCCTTCTTATAAATTCAATTTTTTTGCAACTTTACACAATCTATAGTGTGACAAAGGATCTTGCAATCGTGTTTTCTCAATCGCACTATACAAATTAATTGGATTTCTGCTTGATAAAAACCTTTTTAAAAAATCGGCAGAATCAAACATAAATAAGTCTGTTAACATTTTTTTCACTTCTTCAATGTCTTCTGAAGCATCATTAATGTCTACTTTTTCAACAATCGCAATGCAAGAGTCATCAATATCTTCCTTTTCTTTTTCTTGTTGTTTAACAGGTTCAACGTGTTTTTGTTTAAGGTTTTCTAAACCAGATTGCCAATCCAAAATGTCAGGATGATTGACAGAAATGTCTTCTTCATCTTCGGAAGAATAGACGAAAAGATAACGAGATGGATTGCTTTTTTCGCTGTATTTAGTAATCACGACTGGGAACTTAATGTCCATTTTAAGAAACTGCTTTTGTTTGTCCCCCTGCGGGAGTCTGTTGAATTGATTTGATATGATCTCGAATATTTCGTAAATCTGGATCCACTTCTCCTAAAGTTTTTTCAAGATAATTAATTACTATAGCAAGATCGGAAATTTGTTTTTGATTCATCTGTGGCAACTTGTTAACAAACCGTTGATATAAATTGCTTCCTTCAGTCGCAAATTGCACGGTGCTCTCTTCTCCAGGAGATTCGACTTCTGTTGCTGTTGTCTCATCAGCTGATGTGGTTTCTGTTGCAGGCAATGACGAAAGCTGGTTTTGTAGATTACCAACTACATTTGCTATATTCTGAAGAGCCGTAATATCGAATGGATTTTGCTTGCTATACATTTCGTTAAAAACATTAAATGCCTTTTGAGACAAACCTCTTATCGTTTCATCCGATGTGATACTTCTGAATGTCTGTAATTTTGCAAAAAGATTATTGAGATTATTAAAATATGTTTGTAAAGATCTTTGTACTTTAGGAATATTATTATATACCAAAAGTGCATCTTGTTGATTTATTTTGCCTTTAAATTCAGGTTGAATTTGAGCAGGTCTATATGTAACTCTTTTTTCACCTGTCGTACTTTCTATAGAAGGGTCATACTCAGCAGGCGGAATGTATTCGGGATGCACTTTCTTCTGGAATTTTCCTCCTTTTGGTTTACCAGCAGGAATTTGTCTAGGTTTATACGGATCAGGTTCATACGTATATCCGGGTTCGTATGCATTTGCAGTTTGTGCTGATTCTTTTTCTAAATAATATCTTTTCCATCTGTTTTTCGAAGCTTGAACTTGATTTTGTGACATATACTGTTGCAATAACGCATAGAACCTATCATAATCTTGGTCTGGCTGAACCCCTAAAACCGTTCCGATTTGCTTGGCTTTCGGTAGAATTGCAGCTACACTTTGAATCATATATTGAAGATTTTGCTGAATTTCATCGAGTAAACCTTCAACTTGGCGAGTTTCTCCGCCTCTCCACTTTCTCCATAGATTTTTCATTCCTTGCCAATTTGAAAGCTGTGCTACTTTTTTTGCCAGCTGTGCGAGATTCCCGAACTTCTCATCTTTGTCTAGAGAAGACTCTTTCACTCGTTGCCATAGTTTATTGATTTTGCCAATGTCATTTTGAAGATCATTTTGCTCAGTCAAATCTTTAATGAAATTTGTAGTCGCTGAAGAAGGATCAATTCCTGCTCGTGCTGCTTCTTTAATCAATTTATTAACATAAAATTGAACATCTTGACTTGCATATTTGCCAAGCCATTTATTTTCATAAAATGGTTGTTCTTGAAATTCGCTTAAACATTCCATTACGATTTCTTGCATAGGTTGATTTGAAGAGGCTCTCTTCTTTCTTATGCAATTAGCAACGGATCGTCTTCCGAACTGCAAAGCATATCCAATCGCTCCCACATATTGAGCCACTTTCAAAAGACTACGATCCTTAATGGCTTCTTCAATGTCATTGGCTAGCGAAAAATGACCAATCTTATCTGCATAGTTCGCTAATCCAAGCATGTCTTCTATAAAATCTTTTTGCATTTTATTGACCTCTTTTTTGATTTAAATTATACTAAAAACTAACCCTAATTCCCTTGTATTTTAATTTTCACGGTTTAAAAATGAATTTATCTTTCTCAAAATGATAAAAATCTCCTGGGAAAACTCGAACTGAACCAGGTTGAATGTTAAAATCAGAAATGATCCATGCACGAATTGCTCCGATAGTACGATCCCATGAAACTAGAATCTCATTACCAGTCGTATGAGCGAAAAAAATAGCATATGGCTCAATTATTCGAGTCCCTACATCAATTCCTTTACGTGTCGTATATCGCATTGAGACACATTGATTTGAACTAATTGCATCTTCCAATTGGCTTCTAGTATCAAGAGTGAATTCCTCTTCTGGAACTGGTTCGGGAGGAGTTTTGAGTTCTTCTGGTTGAGCAGATTCTTCTTCTTGCCCTTCTTCTGGTTCGAGATAATCATAAATGTTTTGAGGAGTCACGACTGGAAGTGATTCTTCTTCAACAAACTGCTCATCTGGCAAATTTTCGTCAATTTCTTTTTCATCAAACATTTGAGCTATTTTCTTAAACCAACTATCTAATGATGCCCAATGATAAGCTCCTGTGATTTTATTAACAAAATCATCGAGTTCTCTAGTATCAAGATTCGATAGTTTATCCAGAATTTGATTTGAAACTTCCATATGTTCGCTCATTGAACCATGGACATGTTCTGCTTGCAAAGCAAGATTAATCGAGACCAGAAGCTCATTTAAATTTTGCTTCTCAATTGCTTTGGCAAGACGATTTCTTGCAGAATAAACATTTTCTTCGGCTTCTTCAATCGTATACATCTGATTTTGACTTTGCCGATTCATCCAATGTTCACGCCATGCAGGATAAACTTTATTTCGAATCACATCTTTCACTGCATCATCAAGTCCAGGGCCTAATGTGCGTTCAATTTCTGACCAACTGTCAGCAATCTCCAATAGGCTTTCCTTAACATTTTGTAATTTGTCTTCATCAGTCCAAGTGCTAAAGTCTTGTCGATACTCTGGATCTTCTTCCGCATTCATTTCCTCTTCTTCAGCCCACCATTGTTCGACAAACCAAGGATTTTGCCTTAAAAATAGTTCAATCACATGGTCTTTTAAATCAAAAGAAAAACCCCCACCTAAAACAACAATTCCTTCCTCGGTAATATAAGATTCGCCAAATTCGCCTTCCATAATTCGTTCAGCAAAACTAGATCCAGTGTGAAATTCCAGCCAATAATTGAGATGTTGCAATATTTCCGAAGCAACCTCATTCACAGTTCGCCATATGCGATTTGTTAATTTTGAAATCCAATACTTCGTTCTTTTGTTGAATTGGAGTTCTGGAGTCAATTGTTGTCGTCTTTTTAGTTCTGCGACAACATATTCTGTCTTGAAAAGTTCTAATAATTTTCCTTCAAGGCTTGAATGTTGCCATATATCTTCCTTGTCTACAAAAAGAAAATCTGATGAAAAAGACCGTGCTATTTTTTTAAACCAATTCAACGTAAAGAATCCAAAACTTGTCTAACTTGATAGTTATAACCAGGAAAAAAAATCTATCGAATCTTTAAATCCAGAAGCATTAATTACCACTTCTCCTGCTTTGCCTAAAATTTTCACCAAATTAGCAATTAATTGATTTTGCCGAATAGTCGGAGGAAGAAGCATGTGGAGAGAAATCGTGTCACCATTATAGAACTCAAATCGAATAGCTCCTGTTTCTTTCATAAAATCTAATCTGCCCCCAGTTCCGCCTAATCCTTGTCCGTAGTCGTAAGAACGCATTCTCTTTTCCTGCTAAGGTCCAACATGCTTCTATCAGTCAAAATGTAACCTGCTTCACGAAAATCGTTCGTAAATCCAAATCTTTCAATTGCTTCTTGTAAACGAGATTTTGCTTTCTTAAACCAATTCATTGAAAAATTTTATCTTTCCATTTTTTTCATCAATTTCGATCTTTGATCCGACTTTGATGTCTTGCTCATCAAAAAAACCAGCATTGACTTCCAGCGCATAACGACAAGGAAAAGCACTGCGTATTGCTTTTGTAGACATTGGAACAATTTCTTTTATCTCTATGATTTTTCCCTCATTGTTGATGAAAGCCAAATCAAGAGGAATATATGTGTTTTTTCCCCAAAAAGACATAAAATTCTTCGATGGAAACTTAAATAACATTCCATCGTCTTGATCCAATGATTTTCGAAACATCAATCCTTGAGCCAATTTTTCCGAAGTGTCCGCAATTTCAACGTTAATCCTTTTCATTTTTTACCTTAAAAAATAAAGATCTATTGTCTTCGTCTAATAGATAATAGACAGATTGAAGAACAGATTGATCGTCTTTCCATGCTTTAATTCTTTCTTTTAATTCTTTTCCTGCGTTATATTTCAACATGTTGGCTGGATTTAAAACCCAAGTCGCAGTATACCCTGGATGCACATTTCCCCAATTCCTCCCAAACCAAAAATCCTTGCTGTCTGTAATGCCAATTGTTTTGTTAATAATGTCTACAATGTCTTCAGTTGAAAGAAACTCAAAACCACCAGACTGATTAACAAGATCGTTGCTCTTTTTTATGAATTCTTCAGCCTCTTTCGGCTCCATGTAATAATGTTTGACTTTGAATTCTCTACTAAATAAACTTTTTGCTATGTCTCTGACTTCTTTTCTCCAAAGACTTCTTTTTGACGGTAATTCATTCAAATAATCGAGAGCACTCTTATAGGCTTCATTAAATGTCGCATCTTCCCATCCTTCTAATTTTGCGTCTAGTAATTTTTGAGCAAATAATTTGGCTTTTTCTTTTTTCTCTTCTTCTTCCCGTTTTTCTTCTTCTTCCATCTGTTCGACTTCTTCTTTATTTTTCTTTTCTTGAGCAATTCGTTCTGAATCGTTTTCATATTCGTAGCGAATATAGGCAAGCCACTTCTTGAATTGCTCTGGCAAAACCATTTCTTCTCCAGAAATATAAAGCAATGGAAAGAAAAGATTGTTCCATCTGTCATGCCAATATGGATTGTTTGGATAGGATTCCCTAAAATTTTCTCTTGCTGTATTGAGAAGTTTGTCATAAGAAAGTTTAGTCAAATCTTCAACAGTTTTAGCTCCTAATTTTCTTGCCGCTTCCAAAAAGTCATTAGCAGCGAGATTCCTTATGCCGTAAAAAATCTCTTCCATATTAGATTCTAAATCAACTGTTTTTTGAATCCAATTATATCCACAATTAAAGCAATCTCCTATCCTTCCTGTCGTGATTCTTTCTCCGCATTCTGGACATTTATATTGATTTTTTTCAAGATCGCTCGTCGTCCTGCCGCACTTTGGACAATTAGAAAATTTTTCAGGATTAGAAATCAATTGTCCACATTGAGGACAACTCGGAGTTCCCCATTGAGGAAATTCTTTTCTTAAATCATTTTGCGCTATTTTTTTAAGCCAATTCATCAATAAGAAGATCCCCTCATCTTAAGACGTATCAGTCCTTGTCCAGCATCAATTGAGTCAATTAACTGTCTCGCGTTTATGCAATACCAACGACCAGAAGATAATTCATCAATGCATATTTCCTCGTTTTCGAATTCAGATTCATCTAATTCCTTATATAGAAAATTCACAATATTGTCTAATGCACTTTGATCTAATGTGTTTAATTCAAAATTATTTCCATGAACTCGAATCCAGTTTTCCTTCTCAACCATCCATTCTCTTGCTTCTCCTCCTCTCCACATATATGCACAAAAATCCTCTCCTATTTCTTTAATCTCTTCATCAGTCAAATCCATTTTTTCAAATCGCTCCCATAATTCATCAGGAACTTTCGTTTGAAGAGCCATTGCTTCATGATTCAAATCTCCAATGTCACCGTCTGCGAATTGAGAAAAACCAGAGTCATCAATGAACCATTCGCCTCTTATAGAAGCAATTCTCTTTACAGAACCAATGATTTTTTTAAACCAGTTCACAACAAATCAATTTCATAATCACAAAATTTTGCACTTCGAAGAAGAACTTCCAAATCAGAAATTAAATCATTAAATTGTCCTTCCGTCTCTTTCTCTTCTATCGAAATCGTGATTTCTCTACCAGGAACATCGTCTACTACCGAATGTGGAAAATTCATAGAACCAACAATTCGCTTAACTCTATCAAAAGTGTTGATTCGAGAAGGAACTAACACATCAACTACATATGGAATTGATCTCTTCACTCTAGGGTCATAAACAAATTTGATGTCACCACCAATGTCCTCGTAAACGACTTCATTCAATTCGCCATTCTCATCAACCCAACTATCACGCCATGAAAGTTTTCTCATGAGCTTTTTCTGAGTAACAAGATTTCTCGCCCTAATCGTGATTTCAGCTTTTCTAGACATTTTGTTTCAATCTCAAAATCATAACATGCATTAACGGATCTTTACAGCCAATGGCTTCGTCAAACGAAATCCACTTGCAATATGCTCCTTTTTCTCCTTTGCTTCCGTCACCTTTTGGATTTTTAATAGGCTCTTCATCTGGCAAATCAATGCTGAATAAATGAACAATAGTATCAGCAGCCTTGCTCGGTTTAACTGTTCCCAAATCAACAAAACGATCCTTCTTAACACTAATTCCTGACTCTTCTTCTAATTCCTCTTGAGCAAAATTCAAAGCAGCGTCATCCCATGAATTTTCCTTCTCGTCTATTCCGCCAGTCAATGAACAAAGTTGTTTCCCGTCTTGGTGAGCAGGACAAATTTCAAATCGTCCTAAAATGTCTGGTCTTTCTTTTTCTCCTTTCCATCCTAAAACGGCTACAATGTGTCCGTTGCATCTCTTTTCGTGCATGAAGAAATAATCATCAATTTGTTTGATCGAAATCCAATCCGTCTCAAAAACAACCTTAGATTTTTGCTTGTCTGCCTTTTTAATTAAAAGCATTTTTAGCTTTCCTTAAATGTGTTTTTTTCTTTGTCAAGAATGAATTTCTTAATGACCTCTTTTGCTCTCTTCGTGAATTCAACCATTAATCCGTTGCTTTTGAGATAACCTTTTGTCTTTAAAGACGCCATGACTAATCGGTCAAATTCCAAAGGAGCAATGACCTTCCCATCGATGTTCTTTCCGCTCTTCCACAAATCATAAAGAACTGTTGCTTCTTTCGAATCCAAAACTTCTCTTTTGTTGTCAACGGCACTCAATGGAAAAATGTTTTGTAGAATGTCAAGACTCGTTTGTGCTTTTATTCTTTTCATTTTTTCTCGCTTTGATATATTTGTCCAACTGCTCGGGAATGATTGCTCTCGTCAAATTGAATTTCTTTAATTGTTCCAATCCTTTTTCTACATCAGATTGAAGAATTTTCTCAATTTCCTGTGTGATTCTTTCTCTGGAATAATGCTTGAAAAGTGAATTGATATTTTCTTTCATCGTTTTTCTCAACATGGCGTCAATGATGAAGTCATATCGCGTCGCAAATCGAATTGCTCTTAGAATGATGAGAGGATTGAACTGAACAATTAACTCGGCTGGAAGAATCGTAACGATTCGTTTCTTCTGAATGTCATGCACGGCACGTTTTGTCAAATCATAAAGTTCACCATTCTTCAAAGACATGATGATGCTATTGATTGTGAAATCTCTTCCGTAAACATTGTTTAATAGACTCGTGTTTCGAATACTTTTTTTTCTCATCCAAGAACGGATTGTTTCGTTTTGCATGTAAGAATTAGAAGACTGACTCTGAAATTCAATTCTTAAACCGTTTTTTGTCTCCACGACTCCAGTCCCAGTGCGATGATAGAATCTTGGCACTTCATGCAAAACTTCAGAAGAGAAAAGTCCACAGAGCTTCATGGCTTCACGAGGATAAGCAGAAGCAATGTCAATGTCATTAATGGCATCAACTTCATTCATGATTTTTGCTCTGCAATAACCGCCAACGACAAAAAGTGAGTCGATTGCATAGAGTTTGGCGAAATCACGTAATTCGACAATGATGTCTTCAACGATTTGTGATCGATTCATGAAAGATTATACGAGATTTTTAGAGAAATGCCTTTGGGGAAGAATTGTTTAATTAAGAATATTAACACAAGCAAAAAAGAAACAATAACACTCAAAAGAAAAGACATCACTTTCATAGATTCAGGCGACAAGGAAACCCCACGGCTTGTCCGTGGGGAGGAATTGTCGCACTCCTCCTTTGTGAGAATGTTTTTTACTTTTTCTTAAATTCTTGAAGGAATTCAACAATCGTTTCTCGTATAATATATGAACATGAAACT